AAAATAATGTCACCTCTCCAATGTTTAAACATTTGGCCAATGTATGACAACGGTGTATGATTGACTCTATAACCCACTAAACTGGGTACTGTATCAAGAATATTGGCAAATTGGTGTATACTAGGCGTTACTCTCATGGTAAACAGTGAGTAAGCTACTGTCATGCCTGTATCCCAATCAACTTGAGTGAAGTAGCTCTCTTTACTTTTTAAGTAGGATAAGCTAAGTTCATCTTGACTACCAATGCCATGTGGCGATGGGTCAATAGATAGCTCTTGTTTAGGATCCAACGTCAATTTCTGTATAGGTACCCCAATATGTGCTGAAGCCAACATGGGTGCGTTCATTGGATGGTAAGCATGAACATTGTCTATAACAGGCACATTGGTATACCCAAAGAGTGTGGCGATGGACGACACTGCTGAAGCGCCTATTTCTGTTGCTCTGGCAAACCTACCTATAACAGGTATTGTGCTCAGTCGAGCAGCAATATTAGCCAAAGCAGAAGCAGGTGCTGAAATAGGTCCATTACCATACTCGTCACCTTGTAGAACCAGCTTCGACGTGGACCCCATTAATTCAACGTCCGTCATCCATGCGTATGTACGCACTGTAACGGAAGTGGAACCACCTGAGGAGGCAACCTGTAGAGGGGCAAAGATTTGATAATTCAGTGTTCCCATACTTTCAACTTCAGTTTCGTTGGTAATATCTAGCCAATTCTTGTGCAAGAAAAATCTAAGCACCATCTCTCCACCTGCATTAGCCTGTGGGTATACGTAAAAACCTGGTTGCTGCGAATACGGTACCAACGTACCAAAAGGATCAGCTGATGACCGTATCTTATCAGCCACAAAGCCCAATAGCGGAGAATAACATACTCTCAAAGCGCCATACTGAAAGGGAGTGGCATTGATTATAACCTTGATGTGTAGATTCCCACGTAAAAACGCATAATTTTGTATTTTATTTACAATTGCTGTATCACTCAGGAATTTGTGCCAGGGCAATATGCTTGCCAAGCCTGGACCCACGTCACTAGTGGTCCACGTGAATGAACCAATATCTGTTGGCCTGGCCAAAAAAGAACCAAGTCCAATATCCTCAGTGTTATCCACTTTGGCAACCGCATTACCCGAACTAGGGAGCATTTCCAAATTACCTACGCTATTATCAGTGAATGTCACGGTCTGAATAGATTCAGTATGTGAACTTTCCCCTGAAGGTAAGGGTGTTGTGGACTCAGCTTCCATTTGCAAGTTGTAATTTTCTGGATTTACCAATGCACCCGAGCCAGATGATGCATTGTCTTCACGTCCTTGGGTCAGTGAAGGCGACCCTTGCTCAAGTACATTCTGAGCTACATTATTATTCTTTTGTGACTGTATAATACTGAATAATGATCTGCCAAGACCAGAATCCAGGATTGGTTCTTTAGTTATCCCCGACGCCTGCCAAAACCTTAAATAAAGGGTGTTCCAATCAGGCAGAGTCGTTTCTCTCACATAGTGACAGTAGGGTTCTTGCTCGAGCAACGTTATAAAGAATGCTCTAGCAATATTAAATTTGGTTTTTCCATAAAAGAAAAACTCCATATTGGCTGATTCAATCACAGCCAACATCTGCGCATACTCATCTATAGTGGTAGATGGTATCCACTTGGTTAGCATTTTATGTATGGAATTCATTTCCAGTGGTGCCAACCAAGCTCCCACATCATCATCAAAAACCCATTTCCTTTTTAGGAACGAGCAATCATCAATATGTACATATGGTACAGAAGTCGTTTCTTTATCTGCCATAGTATAGGTGACTCCGATACCAGCCAAACAAACTTGAATCGTGGTGTGATTGAACCAGGGAGTGACATCTGAAACTCCCATAATATTATCGTCACCATACGTAACAAGGGCAACGGCCTCTTTAAATTTCACTGTGCTGTTAATAGGTCGGAGTGTATAAAACACATACCTCTGGTACAAACTATTCACAATGGAATTTATTATCACCGTCAATGGGTGGCCCGATGGATTAGTTCCATACAGCTCCACAACATCTCCGTTGATGTTTACAAGAGAAAAGGCTATGTCCACGGCAATGCCACGAATGACCACAATTTCCTCTTCACAAAATCCTGCTTTCTCAAAAATTGTGGCTATAATATCATACGCTGTCAAAATGAAGTCAGCTATCATGTGTTTATCATAATAACCGTAATCACCAGCAATCAATTTATGAGTACCGAATTTGGTAAGTTCTGTGTACAACTTGCCCCATTCTGTAGACTGCACAGTCAGCCCAGGAGCGGCTTCAAATAGAATTTGGTTAGATTGCACCAATCTCACAAACGATAGCAAATATTTCCGTGTGAGCAAAGAGTGTATCACATTGGACACGACAAATAGACGCGTTTTTCCGCTCTCACACTTAAGTATCGGTGTGGCTTCGTCCTTGAGACACGCTGTACTCACAGGCATAGCACGTACGCCAGTTTTGTAGAGTGACTCCATGTTATCTACCATTTTCCAAATATCTTCTCCAAAATCTACACCATGCGGGTAGTCCTCTGAAACACTAGCGTGTAGAAACTTTTTCTTAGTGGTGTTCCACGGATGGCCCATAGAAGAATTAGTATTAATCTTGTCGATAAACTTGACACCGGGTAAACCATTCACAGTGGCTTCCCTGCTGAGCAAGACTAAATCTTTCTCCCAATCTAGGGGTAAACCACGCAAAACGTCCTCCAGGTAGTCTAGTTTCGCTAGGTTAAGTGTTTTTCGATCATAGTTTACCATGGGTTTGACCATTTCAACTACGTTCTTTCTCCATGGGAGCCAACCGTTCATCATCGGCTTCCCAAATTTGGCTGTAATACCAAAAAATTTGGTGCACTCATTAGCCAAGGGGGTGGCTGACACCTTACTCTTAGGTGATGGCCTAAAACCAGGAAGAGTGCCATAAAATCTGGCAGTCCCCGATTCTAGGAATCTAAACAGCGATTTTGAGTGCGGATCTTGGAGTTTTATGTTTCCGTTAAGCGAAAACATTGGTGTTGTTCCTCCATCAACATGCTCTAAGCCCGGGGTCGACTTCAAAAGAGCAAACAATTCAGTCTTTGTGACATGAGGAAAACCATAGGTCGATTTGTAACCAACTGTATGTATCCCCATTATCACCGGTCCTCGTGGCGTTAAAGCGACGCCTAAAGAGCCGCAATCCCCAAATTGGCTCTCCCTCTGACCTACGCCTAAATACATAGGCAATTGTATCTTAAGCGCTTCTATAGGGAAATTTGGTGTGTATTCCACATTAAATATATCCTGAAAATCCACGCCACCTGATTGCACTCTTTTAAGAGAAACTATACGAGTGACAGGTATTTGGACATCGTTCCAAAATTTGGTTATGTCTTTGTGTGGAGGCATTGACAAAACTTGTACACACGCTAAGTCTTTACTTAAATCAAAACCTAGATCCCGTCTTTTCAAACGCAATGTGTGGTTAGAAGAAAACTCTGATTCACCCATATTTTGAATGGTTATTGTGAATTCTTTTCCTCCGCGGAATACATGACTATTCATCACGAGCATTTGACCTCGCACGAATACTCCTCCGGTTCTGATTTTTAATCCTTCAGAGACATCCTCGATAGTTATACGTACACAATTCTGACAAAATAGTTCCCTAATCT